CGGGCAAACTTTTTGAGATTCACACCCAAGCGCTCGGCGATGAAACGCGGATGAACCTGACGCCGACGTTGCTGGGCGCGGAGTTAGCCGCGACCCTGCAGAGCCTGGAACGCTGTCTGCGCAAATTGGGCGCGCTACCGCTCGGCGAGGCGCGGCTGACGGTAAAATCAAGGAAGGGCGCGCGGCGATCCTAGCAAGCCATGCCTGAAACCTACATCCTGCTGACGCAAGATCCGGACTGGAGCACGCCGATCGAGGAACGGCACGAGTATCTCACGGACGTGCTCG